CATTGCAGACCTTTTTTGCGGCGCGGGCGGCACGTCCACCGGCGCCGTGGAGGCGATCGCGGCGCTCGGCTACCGGCCGAAGCTCACCGCGATCAATCATTGGCCGGTTGCCATCGAGACGCACACGGCGAATCACCCGGGCGCGCGTCATTTGTGCACGGCTGTGGATGACGTGAATCCGCGGACGCTTTTCCGCGAAGGCGAACTCAACCTCTTGTGGGCGTCGCCGGAGTGCACGCATCACAGCATGGCGCGCGGCGGAAAACCCGTAAACGAGCAGAGCCGCGCCACGGCGTGGTGTGTGCCGCGTTGGATGGAGGCGGTTCGCCCGGAAATCGTGCTCGTGGAGAACGTGCCCGAATTCAAAAAGTGGGGACCGCGCAAGAATGGCGCCACGTTTGAGGCATGGTGCAACGCGTGTTGCTCGCTCGGCTACGTCGGAGGGCACTGGACCGGCATCGCCGCCGACTTCGGAGATCCGACCACACGCAAGCGCACGTTCATTCAGTTTGTCCGCGGCCGCCGCAAAGTCGTGTGGCCGGATCCCACGCATTGCGATCCCGCGGCGCTCGTGCCTGGCCGCGAGCTGTGGATTCCTGCCCGGGAAATCATCGATTGGGATATCCAAGGGCAAAGCATCTATGAGCGGAAGCGGCCACTGTCGGCGAAGACGATCGCGCGCATCCTGGCCGGGCTCGAGAAATTTGGGCTTCGGCCATTCATCGTCCCTGGCAAAAGTGGCAAGAACCGCGTCCGCAGCATCGATATTCCACTCCAGACCGTGACTTGTGACGCTCGGGGGGAAGCGATTATCCAGCCATTTCTCGTGTGCATGGAGCACGGCGGCCGCGTCCGCGGCGTCAATGTCCCGATGCCGACTATCACGACGGCGAAGGGTGGAGCGATCGGCGTGGCGAAACCGTTTCTCGTGAAGCTCCGAGGCACCAACGACGCGGCCACGCTCGATTCACCAGCGCCCACGATCACCGCGGGCGGCACGCACCTTGGATTGGCGGAACCGTTCTTGATTCACGCCGCGCACGCCGGCGAGCGCCGGGCGCGCAGCGTGGACGAGCCATTGCCGACGATCGCGGGCAACCGCGGGGACATGGCGCTTTGCCAAGCTGCGTTGCTGCCACAACAGGGCGGCGGCGTGCTCCGGCCGGTGAGTGAGCCGGCGCCCACCGTCGCGACGGATGGCGCGATCGCGCTCGTGGAGCCGTATCTCGTGAAATATCACGGCACCGGCGGCGCTCGTGCCGTCACGGCACCGCTCGATACCGTGACAACGCGCGATCGCTTCGGGCTCGTCCGGCCGGTTGTCGTAGTGGACGGCGAACGCTACTTGCTCGATATCCGCTTCCGGATGCTCCAGCCGCACGAGCTGGCCGCCGCGCAGGGGTTCCGGCGCGATTACAAGTTTTCCGGCAACAAGAGCGAACAAGTGAAACAGATCGGCAACGCCGTCCCGCGCGGCCTGGCGCGCGCACTCGTGCTCGCTGCGCTGACTCAGCGCAGCGACGTGGGCGAGCTAATCCGCCAGTGTGATGCCGCGGCCTGAACGCTGATTGTTCGCCGGCGAACATCGCCGCGCCGGTCGCCGCCAATCGCAAGTTTGACGGCGGCTTTGTTTTTGCTGTCCGAGCCGTCCGCGGCGGTTCCGGGCCTTGATACGCGCGCAACTATAAATGGCCGCGCGCTGGAAACTCGTCCAATCGTTCATCCGCGAAGCGACGGAGGACGCGAATTTCGCTCCCGTCGCTGACGTTGCTACCGTTTACGGGAAGCTGCGCACGATCCAGCGCGGCGCCTACTCTGTCGGCACGGCCGAAAGCGGGCTCGTGCAAATCTCGTCCAAGATCGGCGAGACGGAGTTTTCCTTTTCTATTCCGGATGGGCTTTCCCCGGCGGAGATTATGGAGACGGCGGAGACCGCGCTCCAGATCATCGAGGGCAAGGCGAGCGTCGCGGAGATCCGCGCGTTGCTTGTCCGGCGCAAAACCACGTTGGCCAACTTTCGCACGCTTCGCCTATGAGTCGCGCACCTGTCCTTTACGACGGCCGCGGCCGCGCCATCACCGGCGGCCTGAGCCGTCGCGGTTACGTCCCCGGCGGTTTCCTCGCGGCCGGCAACTCCCGTCGCCGCTCGTGGCTGCCTGGCATGCTCACGGATGGGCATCGCGAATACGGCACCCAGCCGCGCCGCGAAACGCAGCGCAAGGCGCGGTTCATGAAGAAAAACGTGGGGCTCGTGCGGGGCGTCGCCAAGAGCCTGATTGACCACGCGATCGGGCCGGGCGTCTTCCCGCTGCCGTCCACGAAAAACGAGGCGTGGAACGAGCTTGCGTGGAATTGGTTTTGGGAGCTCGCGAAGATTTGCGAGGTGTCCGGCACGATGACGCTTTGGGAAGTCCAGCGCGATCGCACCGACGCCAAGTTTTACGACGGCGAGAAATTCACGCTCCACGTCCAAAGCACGAAGGGTTGGCCGCAACTCCAGCTCATTCGCTCGCACAACTGCGGCAACTACGGCGTGGACGAGGCGGACGGCTGGATCGATGGCGTGCAGGTGGATTCCGTGCTCCGGCGGCGGGCCTTCCGCTTCCGGCTGCGCGGCGATGACAATTACGTCACCGTGCCGGCGCGGAGCGTGGTTCACTCCTACATGCTGGAGGATTCGGACGACGTGCGCGGAAAAACCGCGCTCATGCACGCGATCGATTCCCTCAACGACATGCTGGACTCGCTGTTGTTGGAGATGGACGCGCTCAAGGACAACTCGCGCGTGTCGCGTGTCATCAAGACCGAGAGCGGCGAGGATGAAGACGACATCAAAAACCGGCTGACCGGCGGCTCCGGCGATGGCGAAGACGACGCGGACGACGGCACCGGCCTGAAACTGGAGGCGATCTTTGGCGCCGAAATCGTGCGGCTCAAAAAGGACGAAGAGCTCACGAGTTTCGCGAGCTCGCGCCCGTCGCCGACGTTCACCGGCTTTCTCGATTGGCTCGGGAAGCTCGTCACGAACGGCTGTGGTTTCCCTTACGAGTTTGCGTGGAACCCCAACGACCTGAAAGGGCCGGGCGTCCGCCTTGTGCTGGAGAAAGTTCGCCTTGCTGTGGAAGAGTGGCGGCGAAACGAGATCCAAGACACTTATCCGTTTTACACCTACGCGATTTCAACCGCGATGGATTTGGGCGAGCTGCCTTACAATCCGGAGTGGTTCAAGTGCGAGTGGATCGGCGGCGCGCCGGATGTGACGATCGACAAGGGCCGCGACGCGCAACAGGACCGCGACAACATCAAGGCGGCGCTCGATACGTTCAAACGCTATTACGCGCGCCAAGGGCTGTGGTGGAAGACGGAGCTTCGCCAGAAAGCGAAGGAAGCCGCCTTCATCGCCGAGCTCGCCGAGGAATACGGCATCGATCCGGATCGGATCCACCTGCTGTTGCAGCAAGCGGCCGCGCAGCCGGCGGCGAACGATCAAAACTCGAGCCGCGGCGGCAAAAAGAAAACCGACACCTCGGAAGAAGACATGGGCGACACCGCCGAAGACTAAACCGCATTTTGCGCCATGAACTACACCCGCATTGTCCACGCCGTTTTCAACTCACCTTGGGCCATCGATCGTCCGTGGTTCGGCTCCATCTTTTCGTTGCTGCACTCGCGCGTGTTCGCCGGCGAACAATCCGCCGGGTGGTTCCCTGCCGAAGCTCCGCCGCGGCAGCTCGGCACGCATGACGATCCGCTCTTGCTCGTGGGTGGGCTCAACGCCGGCGGCGGTCGCGGCCGTGGCGGGCGGTTCGGCGTCTTCCGGTTTGGCAAGCGTTCGGACGGGCGGTTGATCAACCACTCGGCGCGCATTCACGCCGAAGCGGTCCGCCGGTGTGGCGGCGATGCCGGCACGTATTACCAGATCGTGCGCGAGGAAGAGGCGTCGCTCCCGGCCGGACAGATTCTCCACGTCTTCGGCTCCGGCGTCATCGGCAAGCACCTGTCCGCGATGGACGAGATTTGCTCTGGCGGCTTGTCGATTGACCGGATCCAAGAGTCCATCCGCGCCGGGCGCGACGATGACAAGGTTTCGGCGATGATGCTCCAGCTCGATACGCCGGGCGGCACGGTTAACGGCTGCACCGAAACCGCGGCGCTTTTGCGCGAGGCGAAGAAGACGAAGACGATCGCGTCTTTCAACGATTCGCTGACGGCGAGCGCGGGCATTTGGTGCACGTGCTGCGCGGATGTGGCCTACGTCACGCCGAGCGCGGACGCGGGATCCATCGGCGTTTATGCCGCGTTCATGGATTACACCGAATGGTGCAAGAAAAACGGCATCGCCGTGGACCTGATCACGGACGGCGGCAAATACAAGGGCGCCGGTTATCCTGGCACGTCGCTGACGGCGGAGCAGCGCGCGAAGATCCAAGCCGACGTGAAAGCGAGCTCCGACATGTTCAAGGCGGACATGCGCATGGGGCGGCCTGGCATCTCGGATGAGACGATGCAGGGTCAGTGCTTCACCGGCCAAGCCGCGGTTGACGCGAAGCTCGCGGACGAGCTCGTGTTGGATCTCGACGCGGCGTTGGCGGACCTCGCGAAAACCGTCTGATCCGTGGAACTCGTCTTCGAAGTTTTCGAGGGCTTTTTCATCGTCACGCCTTCGCTGTGTCTCGGGAAGAGCGATGCCGAATACGGGCCGGCGGATCGGTTCGAAATCCAACTCGGTTGGCTGTGGTTCAACGTGCGGCTGCTCTTTCCATGAAAAACCCTGCGATCGTCATTCCGGCCGCGTTGCCGGCATCCAGTCACGGCACGCCGCCGGAGCGTCGCGCCGCCCACGTCGCCAACCTGGCAGCGCTGGCCGCCGCCAACCCGGCGCAAGCGGAGAAAATCACTCAACGGACGCTCCGGATTCTCTCGGCGCCGCCCACGTGCGTGCGCGTGCGCCCTTGATACGCGCACACCTTTTGAACCACGAGCTTTCGCTCAACTCAACTCAACCTCCCTAAAGCACCATGTTCGGAGACAAACTCACCGCCGCGAATGCCAAGATCAATGCGCTCGTGGCTCTCATCGTCGCCTCGGGCTTCCAAAAAATCAGCGCGGAAGCCGTGGCCGATCCCAAGACCGAAGCGAGCGCGCTTCCGTCCGTGGACGATTTCAAGGCGCATCTCCAGACGCAGCAGAAAGCCGCGGTTGACGCCGCCGTTTCTCCGCTCAATGCGCAGATCGCCGGCCTCAACACGAAGGTGGGTGAGCTTGCCGGCAAGGTGGCGGACGCCGATATCCTCCGCGAAGGCA